GCCGCATTTCCAAGCTGACGCTGAAGCGGAACGGCGAGACAGTATGCAACTATGATCGTGGTTGGGACATCGAGCCCGCCGACGAAAATACCGCGACTGCGCTTGCCATCCTAATGAAGGATTACAACTAAAACGCGGCCGGGAGCCTAGGCCGGAAGGCCCTGTCTCTCGTTGTCAATAGATTTCGGATGGACTGCTTCGGCAGCCTTTTTTCATGCCCGCAGGAAGGAGGCGACGGCATATACGAAAGCTCAAAAAATACACATCGACCAAGTTCATGGCGAAGGATTCCTTCTACGACAAGGACTCCGCCGACTATGCCGTCAGCTTCATTGAAAGCCTGCGGCATACCAAGGGCCAGTGGTACCGAGAGCCTTTCGAGCTTATCGACTGGCAGGAACAGATCGTCCGGGATGTGTTTGGCGTTCTGAAGCCCAACGGCTACCGGCAGTTTAACACCGCCTATGTTGAAATCCCGAAGAAGATGGGCAAAAGCGAACTGGCTGCGGCCATCGCGCTGCTGCTCACCTGCGGCGACGGTGAAGAACGCGCCGAGGTCTACGGCTGTGCCGCCGATCACAATCAGGCGTCCATCGTTTTCAATGTCGCCGCCGATATGGTCCGCATGTGCCCGGCGCTCTCAAAGCGGGTCAAAATCCTTGACTCTAAAAAGCGCCTCGTCTATCAGCCGACCAGCAGCTTTTATCAGGTGCTCTCGGCGGATGTGGCAAACAAGCACGGCTTCAATACCCACGGCGTGATTTTTGACGAACTTCACACCCAGCCGAACCGGAAGCTCTACGACGTCATGACCAAAGGCTCCGGCGACGCCCGAATGCAGCCTCTATACTTTCTCATCACTACGGCCGGGGACAATCAAAACAGCATCTGCTGGGAGGTCCATGAAAAGGCCAAGGATATTCTGGAAGGCCGGAAGCATGACGCTACCTTCTATCCAGTCATTTACGGAGCCGACCAGAACGACGACTGGACCGACCCGAAGGTGTGGACGAAGGCAAATCCGTCGCTCGGCATCACGGTTGGCATTGACAAGGTCCGCGACGCCTGCGAATCGGCCCGGCAGAATCCTGCCGAGGAGAACGCTTTCAGGCAGCTTCGGCTGAATCAATGGGTCAAACAGGCGGTGCGCTGGATGCCGATGGAGAAATGGGACGCCTGCGCCTTCCCGGTTGACTCGAAGTCGCTGGAAGGCCGCGTCTGCTACGGCGGGCTGGACCTTTCCTCCACCACAGATATTACAGCTTTCGTGCTGGTGTTTCCTCCGGAGGATGAGGATGACAAATACAGTATCCTGCCGTTTTTCTGGATACCGGAGGAAAATGTGGACATCCGCGTCAAACGGGATCATGTCAATTATGACCTCTGGAAACAGCAAGGTTTCCTGCAGACAACCGAAGGCAATGTCGTCCACTACGGTTTTATCGAGAGCTTCATTGAAGGACTCGGCACCCGCTACAACATTCGGGAAATCGCCTTCGACCGCTGGGGCGCAACACAGATGGTCCAGAACCTTGAGGGCCTTGGCTTCACCGTTGTTCCCTTCGGACAGGGCTTCAAGGATATGTCGCCGCCGACCAAAGAACTCATGCGGCTGACGCTGGCCGGGCAACTTGCCCACGGCGGTCATCCGGTGCTCCGCTGGATGATGGACAACATCTTCATTCGCACGGACCCGGCCGGAAACATCAAACCCGACAAGGAAAAATCCACGGAAAAGATCGACGGCGCGGTCGCCACGATCATGGCTCTCGACAGGGCAATCCGCTGCGGTAATGACAATGGTGCTTCGGTCTATGACGACCGGGGATTATTAATACTTTAATTTACAAGTTCGACAATTTAATTGTAAATTTTGTATATCCGCGTTATACTTAATCCACAAAGATTAAGGAGGATACGCTATGTCGATACAGTTAGAGAATTTCACGATAACCCGTTTGATTATCCACGAGATTTACAAGCGTGAGGCGACTGGCTCGGTACCTCCTGCGCTTAATTCCGAATTAACGCAACTGAATCCTCGTGGTATTGCGGAGCTGCAAAGCCGTGTGGTTGAAGCAGTTGGACATGACTCTCATTCTATCTTGATGGATATTGTTCAGATTGACGAGGGTTCTGTATATTCAAATGTGTCCCCCTTTCTAAATGGGCAAAGAGACGATGAGGACTTCATTAGTATGTCACATCGCTTAGTGAACAAGCTAGTTCAGAGTCAAACCACCCAGCTTATACCTGGTGGTGTAGTTCTCATATTCCAAGGAACTACAGGGCCGGGTGAATATAAATATATAGGCATCATTAAGGCGGATAAGCTCTCCGGGTTTGCAGTAGCAACTACCAATCAAACTACTCGGATGGAGTATTTAAACAACCTATTGTTAACGCCACAGCAAAAGTTGTATAAAGTTGCACTGATTGCCCGTAACTCGGAGGGTGAAAGCGGCAGTGGCCTACCCGAAGATGTAAGTGTTGGTGTCTTTGACAGCAATAACAACAAGGCAGCCTCAAATGCTTCAGCTACTTACTTTTATGATACGTTTCTCGGGTGTGCATTCCAGCGAAAAAATGATGTTTTGACAAAGGACTTTTTTAATTACTCGAAGGATTTTATTACTCAGAAATCAACTCTTGCTGGGCAACAAAAAGTGGATATCATGTCAGCACTCTATGTCTATATGAAAGTTCGCGCCGATAATGTGCTAAATGTAAATGATTTTGCTCAAGCATATTTTCCAACTCCAGATCTTAAAGACTCATATAAAGCGTTTATGGCAAGTAAAAGAGTGCCCGCAACAGATATACCGCGTGATTTGACGATGATAGCAAGCAAACTGCGAAAGAGACGTATCAAATTCTCAAATTCTGTAGATATCTACGCACCGGTTGACAACTTTGCAGACAACGTAACTGTCATTTCCGCAGATGCAACTAGCACTACAATAAATATTAAAGGAACGATTAAGACAGAAAGCTGAATGTGCGAATGGATCAATCAGAATTTATAGAAAAATATGAAGGTGAAAAGCCTATCTTTCATGCTTGGGGGAAATATATAGCCGATCAAATTTGCAGTGTACTTCGTTCGCGAGGCTATGATTTATCTATTTTCCTTAAGATACCAGTTTCTGTGCGAGTAAAAGATAATGCTTCGATCCTTGCAAAAGCTTTCATGAGGAAAGAGAAGCATTATTCCGATCCATATGCGCAGATTACTGATAAAGTAGGGACGCGATTTGTAGTTCTGGAATTAAGCGAAATCGGCATCATTAAGGAAATTATTGAAGCGGATGAAACTTGGAATTATTCAAAGGATGTTGACTTTGAAGAGAATCGAAGTCGGAAACCGGAACTATTTGAGTATCAGTCTGTCCATTACATTTTACGTAATCGTAATATTATTGAATACGAAGGGCAAACTATTCCAACGGATACGCCCTGCGAAGTTCAGTTACGGACGCTACTTCAACATGCATATGCTGAGTTGTCGCATCAAACCGTCTATAAGAGCACCACAGACATTGACCCCGGTATCAGACGAAAATTAGCTCGCAGTATGGCCCTCATTGAAGCCACTGATGAATTGTTTGGGGAGGTGTGCCATGATATGAGAGTTGTGGATGAACTTTATCTTAGCTTTATTAATGCAGCGAAGAAGAGAAGCGGATTTCCACAATATGTGGAGTCACTAAATACAGCTATATTCGATACTTACAAATCCACTGTGCAAAGAAATGGAATATCTGCGGATGGCGTTGATGCATTCATTACTGAAAAAAGTTACGTTCTAAAGAAAATTGCAGAAAATGTTTATGGAAACATCCTCTTTGAACAGCCAATAATATTGTTGCTGTACTATTTGGTATCGAAGTATGAAAGTACTACCCATGACCTTTGGCCCTTTGATATGTCCTATCTGGCGCCGATATATTCCGATCTTGGCATAAGCATGCCAGACTAATTTGATCGCGATTCAAAGCATCTATCTTCGGATAGATGCTTTTCTTATGCCCATTTCCAAAGGAGGACAACCCTATGAGCATATTTTCAGGCATTTTCAAGGCACGGGACAAGCCTATCAGGGACAGCACGGCCGGCAGCGGCTACCGCTTTTTCTTCGGCGGCTCGACCTCCGGCAAAGCTGTGACGGAACGGTCCGCTATGCAGATGACGGCCGTTTACTGCTGC